AGGCCAAAGACTCGTCCCGGATCGATGCATTTAGTTCGTCGATAGCCAGCGGCTTGGACACGCTGGTTGTTCTCCAACCCATAGTCTCGCTCGCCTTGGGCGACACGTGGTTCATCTTGCGCTGACGGTAAATATTCTGATAGCCAACTCTCTGCAGGGCCTTTAGGGTGGTCAAACCGTGGTTGTTGGACTCCACGCCAACTAGAGCGTGGTTGAAGAAATACCCCAAGTACATCAACACCGTTTCTCCGAACAGGTCTGGGTCAATATGCCCATGCCAATGGGCCACAATCATGCCTGTGTCCGCCGAAATAACGTGTGCAGAACTGAAGTCACCATGCCCTAAACCTTCGGCGACGTCGGCTCCGACGACGTACGCCTCGTTTATCTCCGGGAAATCCCAAATAGCCAACTCCCCACCGTCGTTCACAAACGAATACGAGTTACGCCCCAACCCCGGCTTCAGGTACCCACGCTCTGGTTCGAGCGGATTGATCTCCCTAAGGACGTCCAGATCGAACACAGGTCGGCCCGAGCGGATGAACGCTTCGTCCGGGTCGGACGGGTACTCTTGCGCCAACTGCCAGTCAGGCAGGTCACGCTTCTTGGTCTCGTACCAAGCATCGTCACGGTCTCCAGCCGACCACGGGAAAAAAATTCCCTTGAACCGGTTGGTAGCGGTCTGCGACCCCACCCACAATTGGTGGAAGATGTTGCCTTCGCCGTTTGCGGTGCTGAGGCATATAACACGACCACCAACGTCTGCAATGGGCTCGATTGATGCCCACGCTTCTTCGGCGTTGGGCAAGAACGCCATTTCGTCAATCACAACCCGATACACCGATTCACCTCGGGCTGGGTCGTTGCCCGATGGCAAAGACTCGATAGACGAGTCGTTTGCAAACACCATCTTCAACTGGTGGTCTGAAAGCAATTCCGGTCCACGAACACGCATCCACGGTGGAAGCATCTTGTACCCGTATTTAGTTTTCTGCAGCAACTTCGCTGCCTCTCGTTCTGTGCGTGAAAGCATGACCGTGAATCTGTCGCCCCAAAAGAACGACTCCCAAAACACAAACGCTGCAGCCAGCGTCGAAAAACCGATCTGTCGTGCCTTGAGCACGATGCTGTATCGCTCCTCAATCCAAACACGTGCGGTCTCCTGCTGTGCCTCACGCAACTCAAACTTTATACGCCCACGTTCCGGGTGGCGAATAGTCCAGTAGGTAGAACAAAAGTGAGAGAACGCCTCAACCAGTTCTTCTGGTGAAGCGCCCTCTCTACCTTTGCATTTACGCCATTCCCGCTCATTGAGCAGGTCTGTCAATTCCATGTTTACTTCTTTTTGGCCTTCTTCTTTGCCTTCTTCTTTGCTTCCGCAGCAGCAGCCATTCCGGCCTTTGTGTACGGGAACTCCTTCTTACCTACCTTTGGCATTACTTCACCTTCTTTCGTGGGGCCGCTTTCTTGGCGGCTTTCTTTACCGGCTTGGCAACCTTGCCGTACCGAACATCCTTGGGATCAAGGAAGTTGTAGATGACCGGCAGCACGGCGGCCAAACCAGCGGCAGCAAGCGCCCAAACGTCACGCTCACCAGAAATAGCCAAAGCCACAACTCCGGCACCAAACACCTTGGCCCAAGACTTCAGCATCTCAACATGTTCCTTCTTCATATCACCACTTTCCAAGCGGACAGGTAGCCGCTTTTAGTTTTACTTTACCGATCATTACACAACCGCATTCTTTGCATTGACTTGTCAACTTGATGAATCGGTCGCATGACTTGCATTTATCAAAACGTGAATCAGCCTCCTCTTGGCTTGACCTTTCAGCATTTGGATTCAGCAAGTCCCACGGGCGTGTCTCGCCGACACGCTTCCTGTACTCTGCCCAAGCACTCACTCTGGCTGCACCCACACAATCGTCGGGTTCGACTTGAACGCCGCAACAAGAGCCTCTGCTTGAGGCATCAACTGGATGTGGGCGGCAAATTCGCCGTCAACATAAACCTCAAAAGTTTCAAGATCATTAGGGGTGTCGCTCATTGGTTCCTCATTGCGGTGCGTAGATGAATGTTTCAATACGGTCGGCCTGAGTGCCGGTCGTCCTCGGAGCAATAATCATACCATGACGCTTCGCACGAGTATGACCAGTCGGCGTGTGCACAACCGAGGCTACCGTGCCACCGGTGGACATTTGTGCTGTGGCCGTAATTTGCGAGGATTCCGTAGTAACCGCCTGAACGTAGGCAACCGTCAAACCGCCACCAATGTTGCCCGATGCAATGTTCGTGGTGGACACGGTTGTGACCGTGCCACCCTCACGCTTCAACAGTCTCAAAACGTAGTTGTAACAGGTGCCGTATACCGGGTATGAGCATGTGCCCGAGTTGGCCACCAATGTGCAGTTCCCAATACACCCACCACCGTCACAGGAGTAGCAGTTACAGCCGCCATCAGGTCCGCATTGGTCTGAACCGCAAGCACAACAGCCGCTGGACGTACCAACCTGACACGAATACTCGGTGCGGTCCACCACGGCAGCCCACCAGTTATTTGAGTCAACAACCCAAAACGCCACACCCCAGCCAAACGTATTGGCAACCCCGTATTCGGAACGAACCGACACGTTGTTTGTGTTCGCATTGAACGACGCCAGCGGGTACGACGATGCGGCGGTAGCCGTATAGGCGTCATCCGATAGGGCGGACCAAGATCCCGAGGTGTTTGACCATCGGGCGTTTAGAGATCCTGTGCCGGTGAATGGATCAGTAAAACCAGCCAAAGCACCTGCGGCTGAAGCAACAATGCCGGGAATCATTACGCAGCAATGTTTCCGATAAGCACCCAAGTATCGGTCGCCCGCTTGATAAGCGTGGCGGCAGCCCATTGGCCAGCCAACTTTGTTTTAGAACCTTCAGAGTTCAAAGTGACTCCGACGGCCCCAACAACAGTCACCTGACCCGCACCAGTCTGGAGCAAGTCGATACGATCGCCAACAGCAAAAGCAACGCTACTATTTGTTGGCACCGAGAGTGTAATTCCTGCATCGTTATTTAGTTCAACCAACTTGCCCAAGTCCGACAACACCAACGTGTAGGTTGTCCCGGTCTGGGCGTTCTGTGCGCTGTTGAATCCAGCAGAAGCAGCACCAGCAGCCAACTTTGTGGTCGTCACCGCACCATCGGCAATCTTGCCGCTGGTGACAGAAAGCCCAGCAATCTTTGTTTCGGTCACAGCAGAGGTGGCGATCTTTGCCCCGGTAATAGCGTTCGAGTCAATACCGGTGCCATCTTGCAGGGCGTCCACAAACTGCTTGACGGCAGTGAAGTTGCCGTTTACTTCTGATGCTTCGGCAACGCTGTTGTTTACGAATGAGTGTGGGATTGAAAGTGCCATTAGATGCTCCTTGCCTTGATTTCGTCAACTTTTGCCTTAACCAAGTCGGCATCGACAAATGTTTTGTTGTCAAATGTTCCAGTCCAAACCGTCCCATCTGATTCAACAGAGAACGACTCGTAGCCAAGTTCTGTCAACGCTTCAAAGTAGATTTGATGGTCAATCACAGTGCCACCACCGAAAAACTTCTTCCATACGCATTACAGTTTGTTGAACCTCTAGCAAACTTGGCCGTAAAAGTATTTGAACCAGCATTAAGGTTTGTCAATAAAACAGAACGAGAAATTGACATATCGGCCTGAGAATACGTGTATCCTCTGGCAACCATAAAGTCAAATGAACCAGCACCAATGCTGGTTGCACCAGTTACAGCAAAACTCATGTATACAGTAGATTCTGGGCTAGGTCTTGTGAAAAAGAAGCCAAAAGACACTAAAGCCTTAGTTCCAGTCGTAAGTGTCACGCTTTGTACTGTCGCCAAATCTCCATAACCACCAGTCGTAATTGTTTGCGATGTATCAACATTGGCTTGCCCAGACTGAATAGTTGGTTGAAATCCAGATGTGTTCGTTGGTCCAATTGTCACCCACGAAGAACCATTCCAAGACCTAACCAAATCAGTATCGGTCTCATAAATGGTTTGACCCTCGTACGGAACGGCAGGACGTGTCGAACTTGTACATACTCCGGGTTGAACAACTGATTGTGCACCAAGAACAGAACTAAGAGGCATTGATAATCACCGTTTCTTTGTGAATGAAATCATTTGTTTGTTCGTCCCATAAATCGCCAAAAGTTGGATATGTTTTTGTTTCATCTCCCCTAAATGCCTGTACCCAGCGCCCACCAAGCATTTGTGTTGCCCATTCTGCTTCACCAACAATGAGTTCTAGGACAATATTGTTTTCATCAAGTTTTGCAGCAACCTTTTCAATCATCGTCCACTCCTTACGTATGCAACACCAGACCATCCAGCATTTGTTCCAGATGTTGCGTTACCGCCACCACCTGTGTTATTTGCCCCAGTCCCGGTGCCAGCGGTTCCGCTGGTTCCTGCACCACCTCCACCACGAATGGTCGTGTTTGCGCTTTGTCCAAGCCATGCAGAAATGTCTAAACCATTTCCACCAGTCAATCCACTTGCTGCAGTTCCAGCGCCTCCTCCACCACCGGCATTTGGTCCCGATGCGGTGCCTCCAGTATTCCCGTGATAACCCCATTGGACAATTCCACCCGGTTGAGCACCGCCATAAACGCCACCCCCACCGGCGCTTCCGCCCCAAGCATTTGCACCAGCGCCATAACTTCCAGTCGCTCCACCAAAAGCCATAAATAAAACAATTCCACTTTCCGCTGAAGCAAACTTTGTCGGTCCACCTTGACGGCCAAGACTGCTGTTTCCTGCACCAATTGTTACGGCATAAGTTCCTGCAGGGAGAAACTGTCTGTAAGCAAAAAACAAATCTCCCCCACCTCCACCGCCGCCCTGAGACACCCCAATGCCGCCGCCCATTCCACCTGCGCCGACAAGAAGAACATCGATAAAACCGGCGACACTAATTGTCAAGTTTGTAGAAGAATTGAATGTGTGAAGTTTGTAATTTACGCTATTTGCCGTAATGTTTGATTCTGTTCCGCCGCTAGCGGTTGCGTATGGAGTTGACCCTATCGTAACCCACGAACTTCCGTTCCAAATACGGACAAGATCCGTATCCGTTTCATAAATCAACATTCCGTCAAAAGGCGTTGATGGACGATTGGTAGAAGTGCAAACACCCGGCCTCAAACCCTGATTCGTTGCGCTAATCGTCATGAAAAAGTAACCGTCCCTGTGCCAGCCGTAAACTGGTAAACCCTGTTATTTGAAACAATGCTCACACTATAGGTCAAACCGTTTCCCACATTCAGTTCCGGGTAATTCGACGGATACCTGACCACCACAATCCCGGAGCCACCGTTCCCGGCCGACTGCACGTTTCCGGCGCTATTCCCGTTGTGACCGCCACCGCCACCCCCAGCGCCTCTGTTAGCAACGCCATCTGTTGCCGTTTTTGAAAAGTCGGTTGTGCCGCCATTACCACCGATACTGCTGCCACCAGTTCCACCAACTCCGTAGCCGCTTCTCGTGCCTCCGCCGCCACCAGCGGCGTAAAACAGGGTTGTTCCCGTTATGGAACTTTCTTTCCCGGCACCACCGTTGCCTCCACGAACCGAGGCAACACGTGTTTCTCCGTCGGCAGATGCACCTCCGCCTCCGCCGCCATTATTCCCGTCGCCGGTTCCTCCACCAAAGCCCTGACCAACAGTACCGGTAGATCCAGCCCCCTGCCCTCCACCGCCGCCAGAACCTCCAGTAGTTCCATTGACACGAGTGTCGTTTACAGCGTGGGCGCCACCAGCGCCACCGCCCAAAGCGGTTACTGTATGAAGAACGGAATCACCCCCCGGGTTTCCACGCTGAGATGTGCTGTTCCACGCAAAACCACCGGACCCACCAGCGCCAATAGTAACCGTATGGTTTACATTTTTTGTTAGGGCAATGGTTCCTTCAAGAAATCCACCCCCACCTCCACCGCCACCGATGACTCCTCCGCCACCACCACCGCCACCAACGACCAAATATTGAACCGAAAAAAATGTTCCAACAAAAAAGTTGGCAATCCAACCAGACCCGTCCCAAAGACGAACACTTGATGTGTCCGTCTCAAAAATCATTTGACCCAAAAATGGAAAAACCGGTCTGGTTATTGATGTGCAAATTACGTAGTCATCTCCAACCGCTGTAAAAAAACGACCCATTATTCACCAACTAGAGGATCAAAAAAAATGTCCTTTTCGGGGTCATACTTGTAGCCGGTACCAGCAAAAATCCTTCTAAAAGAATTACTGAAACTTGTCTGAATCCATCGACCACCAAAAATCTTTGAACAAAAAGCAGCCCCAATAAACTCTTGCTCGACGCCATCAGCGTCGACACATTCAGAGTTATTCACGTACACAACACGAAGCACGTTGTTGTCTTGATCTAGTTCAGCGAAATGTGCCATCAGAAAACAATTGTTCCAGATCCAGTAAACGTGTAAATGATGTACCCTCCAGCAGTAGTTACAACTGGAGAACCCGTGTATGCCGTTGTTGGTTTTTGATTTGCTGGATGACGAATAATAACAACACCAGACCCGCCAGCATTACCGTTCAGAAGCGAGGTATTACCACCACCGCCACCACCACGATTGGCGGCACCAGCGCTCATTTGACCGGTTGCATTGCCGTTTCCACCACCATCACGGCCAATACCATCAGCCCTGTCGGCACCGCCACCTCCACCAGCATAACTGGTTGTTGTTCCAGTAAAGTTTGTCGTGTAGCCGTAACCACCCTCAGATTGCTCTCCGTCGGATGTGAAACCACCACCACCGCCTGCTCCAGAGTTGTTTCCTCCAGATCCGTTATACCCGGTTACTCCACGAATAGACGCAGATCCACCCGGTCCGCCAGTTCCGTAAGAAGCGCCTCCACCTCCAGATGCGCCAGTTGCTCCACCACCGTTACTGAAACGTCCTCCAGCGCCACCACCACTCGAAGTTATGGTTGTAAGACCTGTAGCGGCAATTGACGAAGAAGCACCGTTTGATGGGCCAGCCTGACTTCTTCCAAAACCGCCAGTACCACCCGCACCAACAGTAAACGTGTACGTAGTTCCTTTTGTGATTGATATGGTGCCAGTTTTTACTTCCCCACCACCACCGCCACCGCTGTGGTCTCCGCCTCCTCCGCCACCGCCACCAACAACAAGATATTCAAATGATGTTGGTGCGGGACGTGGATCCAATGTTCCATTCCATCCACCGTTTGTGTAAATAGAAATAAGACCAGTATCCGTTTCATAGATCATCTGACCCTCAAAAGGGTTTGATGGCCTAGACGTTGATGTGGCCGTAGTTCTTTTTATTTGGCCTGCGCCGTAAGCAGAATCCAATCCCATGACTAAGCCGTCTGCTTCTCCCAGCCGATAGCCGTAACAGTCACCTTAGACCCGGTATCGGACAAACCTTGCAAAGTTTCTCCTGCAGCAAGAACAAGAGCCGTATCAAACACCACCGTATCGTTAGCGCCAATAGGCAAATTGGACATCAAACGGTTCGCCGCAGTAGCGGCAGAACCAATCGACAAAGTAACCGTACGATCAACCGTGTCCGTGTTGCAAATCACAATCTGCTTGATAATGTCCGCATAACCCGTAGCAGCAGTCACAATTGTGGTCGTGGTCGTACCCAACTGAATTGGGCCACCAAGCCGAGCCTCGTTCCTGTCTCCAATAGCCATCCTATACTCCTATGTCCATCGTTACTATCGCCGCAAAACCACTATTCGTAATCGGGTTCGTTGCGGGCGCCGCACCCCAAGTTGTGTTGTAATCCGTGTTATCAACCTTCGTCAAAATCTGACCAGCAGTACCACCCACAGGAACGCCGGGGCCAGCAGGACCCGTCGCACCAGTCGGTCCTACAGGGCCAACATCACCCTGAATACCCTGAGGACCCTGAGGGCCCGTCGCACCCGTAGCACCCGTAGGACCAGTCGGTCCCGTGAGACCAATTGGCCCCTGCGGGCCTTCGGCACCGACAGCACCTGACAGGTTTACCGTCCATGACGAATACGTTCCAGAACCATCCGTATCGGTGACAACAGCCACAATAACGCCCGTAACCGAGTCGTACGTGTCGATTTCGGCGTGGATGTGATTGCCAATGTTGTACGAAATCAGAATTGTTTGGTTCGTCGAATACGACAACCCAGCGGCAACCGTCAAAGTCACCGTAGACCCAATCGCAGGAATCGTCAGCGATGTCGAAGACGTCGTCTGATACTTGTCACCAGCCAAACCCTGCGGACCCTGAGGCCCCTGAGGACCAGTAGGTCCAGTTGCACCGGTCGCACCAGTAGGTCCAGTCAAACCCTGAATGCCCTGAGGACCTTGAGGACCCATGGGGCCAGTATCACCAGTTAGACCAGTAGCACCTTGAGGTCCTTGTGGACCCTGTGGGCCAGTTGCACCAGTAGCACCAGTGGCTCCAGTTGCACCAGTAGCACCCGTTTGACCTGCTGGAATAGAAAAATCCAAAACAGCGGCTTGAGAGGTACCCGAGTTGAAAACAATAGCACTAGAACCCGGCAACCCCGTCGAAACCGCTCCCACAGCGATCGTAGCCGCAGGACCCTGAACACCCTGAGGCCCAATAGGTCCAGCAGGCCCCTGAACACCCGTAGGACCAATCGAGGACGTACTGAGAAGCGTAATAACGCCAGTACGAACCTGACCGACACTCTCCTCGGAACGGGAGACGTTAATCTCTAACTGAGCCATTAGCGGGTAACGTCAGCCAACACGTTCACGGAACCAGCCAGAATGGTCGACACCGCCCCACCGTTGGTTTCCTCAAAGTCCCAATAGTAAATGCCGGGAGACAGCAGCGCTGTCGAAGCGGCAGAAAGCGTACAAGTCACCTGACCAGCAGCCGCATTCGTAATCACACAAGTAAACGAAGCCGCAATAATCGTCGAATCCTTCGTTTGCCGAATCTGTGAACGGTACGTACGCCCCGTAATGTTGATAGCACCCGTACCATCATCCATGTTGATAACCAAACTCTCGGTATCACCACGGGTAATCGTCAGGTTCTGTGTCGTAGGTACCGCCACTAGTCCTCCAAATCCTTCATCTTGCGAGGTTCCCCCTCACAGCACGAGTCCTTGTTGCCGCACTCGGGGCAAAGCCACCGAGTCGCAACCGGCGGATACTCGCAACCGCAATTCGGGCACTCAATCGTACTCATCCAACCACACGCAACTGTGACCGCTGAGACTTCTCCCGATCAGCCACAGCAGCAATCAACTGATCCAACTCATCATCAGAAAGTTCAGCCGCCTTCTTATTAGACTGAACCGTTACCGTAGGCGGAGCCATACGGTTCGTAGCCTGCAAATACAACTGCGCAGACTTCACATCACCATCCAAAGCCTTAGCGTACAACGTATCCAACAGCCTTGCCGTACGCTCCGGCGACCCTTGAACTTCGTCCACCGCCGCTTTCCATTGATTACGGAAAACTTCCTTCTTCTCCCAGCGGCGCAGGGTCGTCTCGTTGACACCGAGGTGTACAGCCATCTTGTGCTTGCTAGGAGGCTGACGCTCACTTGGGGCCGTGCACAGCCAGTCCAGATACTGCTGCTGTTGCGGAGTCAACGTGAGTTCTTCATTCTTGTTCATCACCCCTAAGGCAAGTTTGTTACTTTTTCACAAGCGCACAATGTCATGTAACGGGAGGGGGGGACTATAGGGGGGGGAGGGCAAAACCCCAGTCCCAGACCGCCCCACAGGGGCGGCTGGGGCACGAACACAGGGAGAGAACAATGGCAGGGAAAAGCAAGGACAGCAGACTTACCCGTGCAGGAGTGTCCGGCTACAACAAACCCAAGCGCACACCCAACCACCCCACCAAGTCACACGTTGTCGTAGCGAAGTCTGGCAGCCAAGTCAAGACCATCCGCTTCGGCCAGCAGGGGGTATCCGGAAGCCCGAAAAAGAAGGGCGAGAGCGAATCCTACCGCAAGCGCAGAGAGTCCTTCAAAGCCCGCCACTCGTCCAACATCGCCAAAGGAACCATGTCCGCAGCCTATTGGGCCAACAAGGTCAAATGGTAAAAACCCCCCACGGGCACAAAAAACTGATATAATCCTTGTGGCATAAGGGCCGCATCCATAAAAATGACCCCCCACCCCTATTCTGGGAAATTATTGCTCTGTCCCTGCACGAGATCCATCCATTATTGGTTGGTGGGGTAGGGGGCCCGCACCCCCACCCCTCGATGTGTGCGCCGGAACGACACGAAACCGCACCAATACAACACCACACGCTGTGACAAGAAACCTGCCCCGCCTATTAGTGAACACAACGTGCGCCGATAGCAACGGTGCTTGAGACAGAAAGAGAGACAAGGCTATGAATGAGAGCGTCAAGGTTATTCGTGAGACGTTGCAGGCTCGTTCGTCTGCATACGTCACGATGCACTGTATGGCTAGTGATGATGAGTCTGCAGATTACTGGTGGAATAAGCATCTAGACATGGAAGAGAAACTAGCGAGTTTCTAGCGTTCGGGCGCATAGGTTGATACTTGCGTATCAGTTTGTGCGTCTCACGGTAGGCATCCGCTTGCCAATACACAAACATAGAAAGAGAGAGAAACAATGGTGCAGAACAAGACGACTGCTAAGGCAGAGTCACGGAAGAGCAAGAGCAACTGGCTGTCGCATGAGGCACAGATCGAGAAAGGCTACGCCTTGGAAATCGACGGTTGGGTGCAAGCATCGCAAGAGGCTATGAAGTGGAAGTCAGTCTCTGAGTATGCGAAAGAGAGTGCGAAACTGTCTACGACGCATAGTCAGAACACTATCCGCCAGTATTGCGGTGACATTGCTAAGGGCATCAAGCATTACGGCTCTGCCGACAAGATGCTTGCCGCTTTCGATCAGAAATACACGGTACGCAACATCACCGATTTGCGTTTGTTCTTGCGTGGTCTTGGGCAACGTGATGCAGGTAAGGCTGTCCGGTTTTCGGCTAAGCGTGAGGCGGAGAAGTTGGGCAAGCGTTACACCAAGGCGCAGTTGCTTGAGATTGCCAAGTACCTGTAACTGATAGTCAAGTATCAGTCGCAACATGGTGAGAGTCCACCCGTTTTCCCCTTGACGGGTGGGCTCGACTCTGTAGTGCGACATCTACAGATACACAAGGAGAAAGAGATGAGATACTATTACCGTTTCGTGGATTCCGTGTTGCGTTGGCTCACGGATGCTCGCCACGCCAACACCGTAGACAAACTGTTGATGGTCTGGATGACTGTCATGGTTTTGCTCTGTGTTCGCATACTGTTCTCTGTGGCGTTCTAATGGCGTTCACAGACACGAGCACAAACGGGTACGTCTTGTGGGCAATCTCACGGGATGATTACAATGAGGGTTTCCCTCTGATATTTGCGTATCAGTTTGGGGATGCAATAAATACACAGACACAAACAAACAAAGGAGAAATGAAATGACTACCGATAATGACTTCGTATCTTGCTACGACTGTCCGGAAGAGTTTGATCCTGATGACATGTACCTCAGCGATTGGGATGACAACTTGCGTTGCGAGTCGTGTCATCACAGTCATGTTGATGATCGTGAGCGTGAGGAGTATGAGAACTCTCGTGAGTACACGTACATTGACAACTATGGCGAGAAGCCGTCTCCTCGTTTCCACGATGAGGACGGCAACAACTCGTACTATGTGCGTTACATCGACGGTAGCGATCATGTGACGCCGTTGTACATGGGCATGGAGGTTGAGGTCGAGCGCACCCGTCACGGTGAGAGTCTCGATGATGCTGCTTGTGCCGTGAGAACAATGTGTGGCATGAACGTCGTGTATTGCAAGGAGGACGGTTCACTTAGTGACGGATTCGAGATCGTTACCCATCCGGGGACGCTCGGTTTCTTCATGGATCGTTTCCGTTGGGATGGTATATCTCAACTCAAGCAGATGGGTTTCTCGTCGTGGAACGCCCGTTCGTGTGGGTTGCATATCCATATGTCCCGTAGTGCCTTCACCGGTGTTCGGCACATGACATCGTTCATTCACTTCCTGTACACGAACCGTTATCCGATGGTGCGGTTTGCTGGGCGTGAGTCTACGTATGCGTCGTGGTCTAAGGACACGTTGCTCAATGCGTACAACGATTGGAGCACCGACGACGTGCGTCGTCCGTCTATTGCCAAGTTCGTCAAGGACGAGCAGCGCAATAACGAGCGTTACACGGCTGTCAATCTCCGTAATCGTGACACCATCGAGTTGCGTTTCTTCCGTCCGTCTCTAAACACGGACACGCTCAAGGCTGCTCTGCAGTTGTGCGACGCTGCTCACCAATACACCAACGTACTAACCGTGCGTGACATGGCTGTGAACAACGCTCTTGGTTTCAAGTCGTTCCGTTCATGGCTTGACACTCAGGGCGACAAGTACCAGATCCTCAGTAACCGCATCGACGCTCGTTGCGCCGAGGATCTCATCTGATACTCACGTATCACTTCTACACACAAACAAACAAAAAGAAAGGACACAACTATGTGTTTACTTACATTCATCCCTGATTACGTCAGCCCAGACATGGAGCGTTTCCGTGTTGCTGCACGTGCCAATCCAGACGGTTTCGGTTTCGCCATTCACTCTGGCAGAACCATCATCCGTCGTCACAGCATGAACTTCGAGAAACTCGCTAACGAGTTCACCGATCTTCGTGCCAAGCATCAAGGCCCTGCCACGTTCCACTTCCGGTGGGCTACGCACGGCTCAGAGACGCTTGACAACTGTCATCCGTTCCTGCTCGGTGGCGATCAGTCATCGGTCATGGCACACAACGGCATCCTGCCTGTCGATATCCGCAAGGGCGACAAGCGTTCGGACACCAAGGTGTTTGCGGAGGACTACATGCCCAACATCGGTGGCATTACTGCTCTCGATGACGAGGACTATTTCGTCAAGTTGGAAGAGTGGGCTAAGGGCTCCAAGTTGGTGTTCTTGACCACGAATCCCGATGCACAGAGTGACTGGTACATTCTCAACGAGCGTGACGGTCATTGGGACAAGGACATGTGGTGGTCGAATCACTCTTACGAGCAGCGTTCGTACATCTACACGCCACGTGACTACGGCATGGGTTGGTACGGTTCCGGTTACGAGTGGTCTGCTGTCGACGGCGGTTGGGACGAGCCCGTTGCCATCGCCAGCGACGACTACGACGACGAGGCGTACATCGGGTTGGAACACATCGAAGAGCAGATGAGTTTGTTCACGACACACATCGATCAAACCACAGACCTGATCGAGTGTTATGCGTGT